GCCGGGATTCGAACCCGGATTTCCACCTTGAAAGGGTGGTGACCTGACCTCTTAGTCGACAGGGCCAAAATGGTGGGAGAGGTGAGATTTGAACTCACTCAGCCTTTAGACAACGGATTTACAGTCCGCCCCGGCTCTCCAACTCCGGCGCTCTCCCTTATTTATTCTATGCCATGGCCCAGTGTGCGACCTAAGCCATCTTCCCAATTGTCGCATAGTGGGCATTTACCACTTTTAAGAGCTTTAATTATCTCTATCATGTCTTCAACGCTATTAGGATATACGTTGGCGACATGCTTGTTCAGATGATTATAAACGTCAAAACAGGCTAAGTCATAATCAAAGTCGTTTTTATAAGTCTTTGCCTCGCACCTAGGGCATATTGTTACTTCTATCATTTCCTTTGCCTCCTTTATCATTACATATTACAAACTAAAGATGAAATCTAGTTGGTGCCGAAGGAAGGATTTGAAGACTTGATTATTTCTGGTGTCATTTTGGAAAACCCAGATTTTTTCATATAAGTCAGGCAACTCCCCTTTGCCCCCGTCTTCCATTCCGGCACTTCAGCATTCCTCAGCACCCTTGATATACCTCCATCGCAATTCGTCATTAACCGTTCTTTGTGTTGCGAAAGCAGCTAACACCGATTGATATGATTTCTGCATATCAAGTATTCATTTTTCATTACATATATATTATAACATACAGATTTCCACTTGTCAACCTTTTTATTAAACTTTTTTTTTATTTCTTTTGTTCGCCACCGAATGGATGAATAATGTAAATAAGCTTCATGGCTTGTCCTCCATCTTTGCGCCGCAGTTGGGGCAGTAGGCCGGAGTCCAATCACTCCAAATATCTGCGTCTAAACCCTTAAATTTATCTTCTCCGCATACTGGACAGATTGGATTTGCAGGTTCCCACTCCCCACGCACCACCTGCATAGTGTCAACTCGGCGGTTCCATGCGGTACATACGGTTTCTTCGCTTTCATCTGATATAATCTGGGCACCGCAAGAGCACTCGACGATGAATACGCTTGGGTTATTTATATCAATATCGACAATTGCGCCACCCTCGTCATAAACTTTTTCCCACTGTCCATCATCGCGGTAACTCGCTTCTCCCCCGCAAAACGGACAGGGCTTTAATTCATTCATGGCTCCACCTCCATCTTTGCTCCGCAGTTGGGGCAGAATCGCACGTTTGGCAATTCCACAAGCCGCCCCCGCAACTTCTCTATTTCTTTATCTCTTGCTACAACCTCATCCATATGGCATTGTACTTCGTGCTTCCAATCTTCAAGTTTTGCCCGGAGCTGCTCATTCTCCTGCTGCAAGGATTCGATGGCGTCTATCAAGTCAAGACCATATTTTGATAATTGAGGAATGAGTGACGACGCTGTAACTTTCATGCTGCGAGCGAGATATTCTTTGACGTCCGCAATTTTCTCATCCGTCAACCTCACGTTATTCAACCTCCTTATCCTCCACTGGTTTCAACGGGCAATCCTCACGCCTTTTGTGTGGCAATCCGTTAACGAGTAATATTTTACATATCAACGTTGATGTGTACCCATTGGATCTCCAACTGTGTAATGAGCATTCTTTGCAATTCTCAGGCATTTCCGGCAATTCCAACCTCGCTTTAGCCATCATGTTCGGCCTCCTTCACATAATCATCAGAATGTGTCACTTCTTACTGCTCCATTTCAGCGCCGCAGTTGGGGCAGTATGGCGTTGCAATAAAGCCAAAATCGCTGTCGCTAAATCCCTCGCTTTTGCACACACTGCATTCGCATGTGTCGGCGCCCTTAAATATTGGCTTCCACTCCCCCCGCACCACCGGCATAGTGTCAACTCGGCGGTTCCATGCGGCGATGGCTTCTGTAAGATAAGGCAGATAGGGCGTTTCAACCCCGCAATCAGTGCATAATATGGAAAATGAATCTTCCGATGCCTCAAATGTTTCTGCTTCGCTCCCGCAAAACGGGCAGGGCTTTAATTCATTCATGACTTCAACCTCCCAAAAATCTTCTTCAAAATCATCTTCATCGTCAGGGCAATGCGTACAAGCCAAAATATCTTCTTCAAGGTCAAGGCATATGTCGTCTATATCTCCGTTGCAATGACAAGTCATCCCACATACTGGGCATGTGTGTGCCATGTAAACACTCCTTCCCACCAGCCTTTTTCTTTTGCAAGCGCATGTATTTCATCACGCCATTGATTCAGATTCATGTGTTATTCAACCTCCTTATCCTCCACTGGTTTCAACGGGCAATCCTCACGCCTTTTGTGTGGCAATCCGTTAACGAGTAATATTTTACACATCAACGTTAATGTGCCCTCATTGGATTCCCAACTGTGTAATAAGCATTCTTTGCAATTCTCAGGCATTTTCGGCAGTTCAAGTATTGCTTTACTCATCGTGGTTAACCTCCTTATTATCGTAAAAATGTCTGATTTTTAAAATATTTGCAGACTTTTCTGAGTCGTTGAGTTATTCTTCATCGCAAAACGGGCCGGGTAGTAATGTGTTACTCATGGCTCTACCTCCATCTCTGCGCCGCAGTTGGGGCAGTATGGCGTTGCAATAAAGCCAAAATCGCTGTCGCTAAATCCCTTGCTTTTGCACACACTGCATTCGCATGTGTCGGCGCCCTTAAATATTGGCTTCCACTCCCCCCGCACAATCAGCTCATTCTCGCAACTGCCGAGGTTTGCTCGGCGGTTCCATGCTTCGTTAGCTTTCTTTATACTTCTAAACCGATGTGCGAACGTAGCTTTGCAGTGGCGACACTCTCGGATGTAGTGTTTGGTGCTTGCTACACCGATTGCATACCGGTCTCTCAGCAGAGATTCTCCCCCACAAAACGGACAGGGTAACAGTTTAATTTCGCTCATGTCTCTACCTCCTTGATTTGTTTGTATATTCATTATAACACATACATTATTATCTGTCAACACTTTTTTACAAATCTTTTTGCAATCATTTTCAAAATTTAATATTACTAATTCATTTTTCAATGAACTTATGAGTTCTTCCTTTAATAAGTCTACCATGATGCCTTGTTCCCAAAGCTTTTCCAAACTGTTCAAGTTTTAATTGGTACTCCTGCCCGGACTCGAACCGGGACGCCTAAAGGCCTGGGATTTTGAGTCCCATATGTCTACCAATTTCATCACAGGAGCATATTACATTTACATAATAACATAAAATTGCTATCTTGTCAATATCTCTTAATGAAAATAAGAGCCCAACCACTTACTTGTCGAGCTCTTACTCATCAATATATTATAGGAGGCGTGAAACAATATGGAAGTTTCCTCATTTGTTTCTAACTATTATAATAAATCAATGGCATCGCTCGAACTTTATTTTTCTCCCAATAAAAGGGCGTATTTTCACATAACAAATCAGATGGTTGTGTTTCCAGACCATCTACATAATGTTTATTAAATTCATTCATTATTAAAGTTTTCATTATGCTTTACCCCTTTCTTGGCAGCGTTGCCACTTGTTCACAAATATATTATACTAAAATATTTTTATACTTTGTACTTACATTAAAATAATATCATAATTTAGCAAATCTTCTTAGAATACTAACTTCTTGCATACTTATATAATTTAATTTTCTTTCTAATGTGTCAGTTATCATAATGTCAGCCCAGTTATCTATGAACTCTAAAAAGGTATATCTTCCTTCTGTACTTATTATATCATTTTCATCTATCACATTTAATTCGTAATTGTGATTGTCATTTAATGACTTTACAATTCTATTAAATTTTTTGCTAAAAGTTTTTAATAAACGCTTTTCTCTTATATTTTCTAATTCAATATATATGTTGGCTAAGTTTACAGCGTCATCAAGAGCTCTATGATGAACACCTTTTAATTCTATATCAAGAATTTGAGCCATTTTTATCATTCCACTTTTTTGTTCATTAGTTATTTGTGAGAACAATCGCTTCAAATCTTTATGTGAAGATTTTATAGCATTCTTGGCTAACAGGTGTTCATAAGTTGTCCCTTTTTCTAAAAGCTCATTGATTAAAAATTTCTTATCAAAGTTACCACAAGAATAAATCACATAATCTTTTATAAAATGATGAAATTCAATAATGGCTTGATTGAAGCTTGGAGCATTTTCTAAATCCTTAAATGTTATACCAGTTAACTTGGTGCAATAAGGTGTTAAATCATCTATATATTCTGGTTTTATGAAAGTTTGGAATGTATCTATAATTTTATTTCTATCAACTTTTACTGCACCAATCTCTATTGTCTCCATGTTATAATTTGGATTTAATTTTCTATCTGCACATGAAGCTTCAATGTCAAATATTACCACCATTTAATAAGTCTCCCTTCAACTAAGCCGTATTACCTCTTGTTTTATTATATCCATTGTAATAAGAATTATATTTTGCTATATAATGTCTTTCTAAATCGTTTAAGTTATCAAAATTTGTATCTGTTAATTTTATAATTTTTACAGCAAATTTATCTCCTTTTTCAATATCACAATAAAGTTCTGGATTTCCTCTGCCCTTTATATGGTTGTCAATTCTGTTGATTGGATTAATACTTTGTCCAACATATTTTGCACCATTGTCCAGATTCATAAAGATATAAATGCCCGCATTGTTAAAATCTTGGTTAACTAAAGCTTTCTTTTTGTAAGCAAGATCTTCTAATTTTATAAAATCTTTTGGTATGACTTGCATTTTTCTTCTATCTTTAAGTTGGATTAATTGTTCTATTACAACAAATGGAAACACTAACATCATTAAAAATAATATTTCATTGGCTGTCATTGTAAACTTCGCCTCCTTATAAACACATAATAACATATTTATAAGATACTGTCAACTATTAATTATTACTTATTATAGAAACCCTTGTTCTCTTTTTAATCTAGAGCTTTCCCGCTCTCCTCGGATTATGGACTAGCTAGGTATATACTATCATAATCGCAAGAATCTGCACTTTCGTCAATTTTTAGTGAAAAAGTGGCCTCTGTAAGTCAATAGCCATCCATATTATAGACACCGATTCTAGGATCGAATTCTTAGCAGAATTGAGGGTTATTTTTTTTGCCTTTTTAATAATATTTTTTGCAAGAAAAAAGACCCATAAAGGGTCTTTATATATCACAATCTATTATAGTTATAATTTCATTTCCAAAGTTAATTTTCATTGGGATCTTAAAATCAGTTTCGTATAAATAATCTTCAAGCAATTTATCTTCTCCTTGAAAGCCTAATGATAACTTGAAATTATCTTTTTGTTCAAGACTTAATTCATTAAATAAATCTAAGAGCCATTGATTAGTTTCTCCTTTACTAAGGCCTAATCCAACCAGTTCATCATTTATCAAAATTTCATACATTCATATTCCTCCCTTAATCTTCAGTTAATAATTTATCTCGACTTTCCTTAAGATTCTTTTCAGCCTCCTCAATAATTTCATCTCTTAAATCTTCTTCAAATCCAAAGGAGTCTTTATTATTTTTATTCCATTCATTAAATACTACCACTATGTCACTACTGGTCTTCAATGAATCAGATGTAACTACCTCTGATAAGTCAATCTCTTCTAAGTTCGGTACAATTTTAAAATTGTGTGTTAAATACTTATCAGTATGTTCATTAAATCTTTGTAAATTCAATGATAATCTCGTGACTGCATTAATGCCCACTATAGTTTGTCTGACAATTGGTGTATTTTCTAATGTAATTTTACCATATTTTTTAATCATATATTCATCTATGCTTTCTAACTGTTTGATAATTTCTTTTTCAATATCTCTAGTTTTTTTGTCTTTTACATTTATTGGCTCCATATCGAGTTGTTCTCTTTCATCAATTGTAAACATTTTATAATCAATAGTTTTATCTTCATTGATTATCCATTTTGTCCACCCTCTGCCATTTACTGATTTCTTGTCAGCAAATCCTCTTCTCAATAATGAACCGTTATAAAATTGTTTCCGACCAGCCGTGTCAGTCTTGCCATCTGTGCTAGCCACCCAACCCCTTTCATGAATATGCCCCATAAATGTATAATCCCAAGGCATATCCATTATTTTCTCAGGAATTATGACTTCTCTAGGTTCATTAGGTGTTCTTAATATTTGACCTATGTTAGTGTCGTAGCAAGAACCATGAATTGCTAGCAAGTTAACTGCGTCATCTATCAATTCTATATTATCCATAGTATCCTTTTGGTCTACAAATGCGTGATGAGATATAAAGTGCATATAAATATTTGGACTTATTTCTATCACTTCATAGGGTTTAGCAAACGAGTAAATACCTAAACCAGGTTCGTGTAACAATTTACTAGAGGGCACTTCAGCACGGATATCTGTAGCATCGTGATTTCCTGCTATAATATAAGTTTTTATGCCAGCTTCAGCTAACTTTCGCAAACCTTCTTGTGCAATTAAAATAGTGTGATTTTTAGGTCTAGGTGAATGAAACATATCTCCTACTATAAGTACTGCATCAATTTCTTCTTTAATTATTTCATCAATGACTGTATTATATGCAACATAGCCATCATTTTCTCTCATATTATATCCATTTTCATCTACCCTTTTACGGCCAGATGAATAACCTAAATGTAAATCTGATAAATGTGCTATTGTGAACATTTATTCCCTCCTAGGCAATGTTAAAGGCAACGCTTTATTTTTATCAATTGCTATACATACAGCAGCTATAAAATTCTTAAATATTATATCTGGATTTGCACTAGAATGACCTTTTAAGTTTGCTTCAGTCGCTAAAGCTAATTTTGCCAAATATTCTGCTGTTTTAATATCTACCTTTTTTGCAACATTTGCCGCATTCCATATTTTAGGTCCATTTCTTTCTCCAATAGTCTCAGCTTGCTCATTAGATTTCCAAATGCCTACTGATTGCAATACCTTTAACCTATATAATAATTGTAAATTAGATTTAGCAAATGTCATAGTAACTAATATATGACTTCCTTCTATTGCTCTTTCATACAATTTGATTGCCTTTTTAGCATCACCCTCTAACATTGGATTTATAAATTCCCAAGGAGGTACTGCACCTGGTTTACTTGGCAACCTAATTATTAAATCTTCAATAGTTGTATTTTGTTGTTCGGACTTATCCATCTTTTCTATTTGATTTACTATAGAAAACAATATTTCATAATTTTCTCCAGCATAATCTTTTAAAAAATCTTTAGATTCTTTGGATAAATTTACTCTGTTCAATAAAATCTTAACCATTTCAGCAGGCTTTGCTTTCTTGATAACTTTGCCCCCTGATTTCTTAATGAGATTTTCAATTTTTTTAGTGCCTTGAGCATGAGTTGAAGTAATTATTACTCCTTGTCCAAACCAATGGTCTTCAAAGTATTTACTTTTTTTATCATCAATCATTTCCACAAAGGATTTCAACCTATTTTTGTCAGATAAATCTAAGTGAATTAAAGTAGGTTCGCCAAATAATGACACTGAACCTCTAGTTAAGGCAGGATTCCATGTTTCTGTTGTTTTTACATTTGATGATTTGAAACCCCATTTTTCTCTTTGTCTAATTACTTCATCTCTCAAATGAGCTTCTGAATCAGACATTACAAATAATAAGTTCAATTGAATACCCCCTTATATAAGAAAATTTCTTTCCCGGTAAACTTTACATCTTTATCCTGTATTAAAAAATTTTCATTCCCTTGACAATATTGTAATAAACTATCATTACTATTTTCTATATTATCTCCCATTACAAAATATTCACCTTTTTTTAAAATAAATTTTTTACTAACATCAGGAAAATCACAGATCTTATCTTTTTTATGTGTAATCAATTTGCCATTTATTTTGACCATATTTTTATCAATTTCAATCACATCATTCTCTATAGCTATTATTCTTTTTATAAACATTGCCCCGTAATTATCCCAGCTATCCGGAGCCTTAAAAACTATAATATCTTCTTTTTGCCTTAAATTGTTTTTTCTCAAAAGCAACACATTACCGTCATTATAAGTCGGATACATTGAGGTTCCCCTAATATGCAAAACTGCGAAATTGTAATTAAATAGCATAAATAAAATTAAAATAATGATTATAAATAACAAATCTATTTTATGCTTCAATAATAACTTCATCAAAACGAACTCATCTCTGTTCTTAAGTTATAACTTATTGCCTTCCAGGTATCAATTTCTAACTTTATGGATGCCATACCCCTAGTTAATTCTTTGATTTTTTGATCCATAATTTCAATTTCGTATTTGCGGTCCTCTGTATCAATTTCTACTAATATTGTCTTAGTCTTTTCAGTAGGAGCATTCTTGGGCTCACTATGTTTCATATAAGATTCCCTTTTTTCCTTGTTGTAAGCATTCATAGCAATAACTCTTTCTCTTTCAACTGCTTGTAATTGATTACGCATTTTCCTATGAACAAAAAGTAACCTAGTCATTTCTCTGGTTACTTTGCCAGAGTCTGCCGCGTCAGCAAAAGTTTGTATGAAACTAAAATTTGGATCGTTTAAAGCTTCGGCTATAGTTTTATTATCTATCTTCATATTGTCAACTCCTTTACCCTTATTATACTATTTCTTCTTTTCCTTTTTCTTCTTTTCCTTTTTCTTGTGCCTCTCTTGCATAGTTTCCAGGTCTCTCAAATCAGGCACATTATATACATTTTTAATAAATTCATCACGATTTCTTCTAGTAAAGGCAATTAACACTAAGGCAGCGAAGATAGCAAAGGCTGACTTGAATGTAAATACTAAACTATATTTTCCTCCTAATAAAATAAAGAATGCGATTAATATACCAAGAAATATAGATAAATTTGTTCTTTGTCTATGAGATAATCTTTTTCTGAAAGTCTTGTAATATCTGTCTTTCAATAATCTTTGTCGAGAAAATTTAATGGACATCAAATAACTAAATGAAAATAAAGTAGCTCCAGCTATATTTGCGAAAATACCACGAACTATATTTGTTAAAAAGTTGAAGGGTATAAACTTATCTAACAAAAAACCTATTATTAAAGAAATAACTCCACTAGAAGCTAATATAACAGATAGTGGAATTTTCCTTTCTTCATTTTCTCGTTTTCTTAATTCAATTAAAAACATTCTAAAGTATTTCATCATATTATTACCTCCTCTTGTAATAATGATTTCGCATCTTGGATTGCTATATCTTTATATTCACTGTTGTATATATCATTAGCAATTTCTTGTGCTACATTTACAAGTTTACTATGGTCAACTAAATTGCTGAATCTGAGATTACTTTCCCCCGCTTGTCTTAACCCAAATAAATCTCCTTGCCCTCTAGTTTCAAGGTCAACTTTAGCAATCTCAAATCCATCAGTAGAATCTACTAATGCTTGTAATCTTTTTTCACTAGCCTTAGTTTTCCCTTCAGATACTAGATAGCAAGTTGATGGTAAATTAGAACGGCCTACACGACCTCTAATTTGATGAAGTGAACTCGCCCCTAATCTATCAGCAGACAATATAATTACTCTAGTGGAATTAGGAACATCTACACCAACTTCGATGACTGTGCTGGCTACTAATATATTAATTTCATTATTTCTAAACCCTTCCATTGTTTTTTGTTGGTCAGCCTTTTTTTGTGAACCATGTGTATATCCTACTACTGCATTTGGTAAGATTTTCTTCAAATCTTTATAAGCCTCCTCAACACTAGCTGAACTTAATTTACTAGATTCTTGAACCATCGGGACAACTACGAAAACTTGATGTCCTTTTTCAATTTCTTTCATAACATCTTCCCATATTTTATGCTTTTTATTCTTGGTAATCATTTTAGGATTTTCTTTAATCCACTTGGTCTCAATTTCAATTCTACCTTTTGGCTTACCTTTTAAGGAAATTAAATCAATATCTCCATAAAAAGCTTGTGCAGTGGAACGAGGAATAGGAGTTGCAGTTTGAGCCAGTAAGTCAGGTTTTCTACCGTCACGTCTAATATTTAATAATGCTTCTCTTTGTGCTGTACCAAATTTTTGCTGTTCATCAATCACTACTAATCCTAGATTTTTATATTCTATGTTTGCATTTAATACAGAATGTGTACCTATAACAATATTTATATCTCCTGTTTTAATATATTTCAGCAATTCTCTTTTCTCAGCGGCACTCATTTTGCCTGCTATGAAAGCTAAAGTAGGCCTTTTGTCATCTGGCATTAATCCAATCATTTCTTCGAATGTATCATATAATTGTCTTGCTAATACTTCTGTAGGCGCAGCTAATACTGATTGATAATCATTATCTAAAGCTTGCATACAAGCTAATTGTGCAAGCACTGTCTTCCCTGAGCCAACATCAGCACTCAATAATATTTGTTCAGCAGTATCTGTGGACATATATTTATCAATCTTTTCAAGCCCTTCTTTTTGTGCTGGCGTAAGTTCCCAAGGCAAACTATTTTTCATAGCGTCAAAATAACCATTTTTCCGTTTTACTTTTGGTAACCCTTTATCTTTTACTTCATTAGCTTTTCTATCAATTATCAGCAATTGCAAATAAATAAGTTCGTATAAGGCAAGGGTCTCCAAAGCGCCAATATAACTTTCGGAACTTGTTGGGAAGTGCATTTCTTTTATAGCATCTATAAAAGACATTTCTATTTTGTCTTTAATATATGGAGTTAAATCATTTACAAATGGATAAATTCTTTCTATAGCTTCATAAACAACATTCATAATCAACTTAGATGTTATTCTATTTTTTGCTGATTGTGAATATATAGGTACAATATCCAAGGATTGTGCTTCCAATAAAGATTCTAAAGATTGCCCAGTTACCTGACCTCTCCTTTGGTATTCTCCCATTACTAAAACTTCATCATTTAGATTGAATCGGTCGATCATCCATAATCTATTATAAAACATACATTCAAAAACTGTATTTCCAACATCAATCTCAAACTTAGCGTGCTTATAATAAATGATTTCCTTCTTTATAATTTTACCTATTAAAGTTACAGGTTCTTTATATTCTATATCTTCTAATAAAGTCACCTTGGTTTTGTCAATGTATCTTCTTGGCTGAGTTATTAAGAAGTCTGCTACTGTATTATATCCCATATTATTGAAGTTTTCAGATTTAACTCTATAAGCACTATTAGCAGCGTGTAATTCATCAATAGGAATATTGAATAATGAAGCAAGTGTTCCATTGAAACCTTTTAATGGTGAAGCCACTTCTTTTTTTAAGCTATTGCTAATCATGAAAGATGGAAGATAACTATTGTTTGCTTCAGCAGCCCTGATTACATCATATGCTCTAGCTATAGGCACTGTATAAACATTCATTCCTTTATCAATCGCACCAACTGTAGTTACGAAGTTCAAATAATAATCTAATGGTGGACATTCAATTTTCACGTGTTTGCCAGTTTCATATAATGATAATATAGGCATTGTTGCTAATTGCGTCTTTTCATGCAATATCCTCAAGACTTCTTTGTCTGCTGTAAAAACTTTATATTTAGCTAGCAAAGCCCGCAAAGAAAAACATTGATTTGGCATTGGTTCAAATTTATATTTAATATAGTTGTTTTCAGGATTAATTTTGTACTCTGTGAATTCTTTAGTAATAGAATTTAATAATGGTTTGTTAGTTCTTAATATAATTGAATTATTTTCTAATTCTAAATGATTTAATTTCAAACGGTTCGTCTCCTTTATAATTGATAGATGTATATATTTAAGTTATGTTTTTCACTTTGTTCAAATAGTATTTTTTCAACAATTACCCAATCTCCCCCAGCTAACCCACAACCCATTTTATAAGGGACTCCTATTTTATCCATATTTATTTTATTTTCTTTAGCAAATTCTATAAAGTCGTTAATAGCCTTTTCTAGCATTTTATAATTTGTTTGCTTACCTCTTCCATAATGAAATTGTCCGTACAGATTAACTATGGTTATATTTTTTACAGTTGCAAAACTGAATTTACCTAATTTATCTTCAGGTTTATCTATATATTCTCGGTCAGCTATTTCAGCTTCAGGATAAAGCTCAGCAATTAATTTAGCAATTCCAGCACCCATTGTTGAAAAACAATTTGCTTGGTGCATAATTATAGTACAATCAGATTTTAGTAAATCTCCTTTTTCATATATTAACAATTAAATTCTTCCTTTCAAATTAAAAAAACTCCTCTTAATTATTATACCAAAGAGGAGTTTTAAGGATTTCACCCAATCGCTATATTTGTAAAATCTTGTAATTTGTTTATCAATTTAAAAGCGTCACTTGGCATACTTGAAATCGCATTTTCTATCAATCTGCATACTTGAATTTTATTTGAACTATTGACTGAAGAAATACTATCTAATTCCCCAACAATCAAATTAACTTGCTCATGAATGGCTTCTATACTATAATTATCTAATTCCATTAAATAGAAAGCTCTTTCTGCAGCGTCATGATTTCTTGCTATTACAATTTTGCTTAAGGCATCTAATCCTCTTTTATCTATAGTTAAAGCTGAAAATATAACTTCTGAAGCCCCAATTTCTTTTCCATCATGATTAAAATATCCTTTAACAAATTCTAATTCTTTGTTTTCATAGCTATCTAAAATTTCTTTCATTTTAATAATTTTCTCAACTAATTCTACATTCAATCCTTGCATTGTCTTTTCTTGAGTGATAACTGGCTTTTTAATTACTTCTTTATTTTGAACTTCATCATTTTTTACTTCTTTGAGTTCTTGCTTTGCTGAACTTTTTCCAGGAATCGTTTCTCCTGTATCTTCTGCTGCCTCAGCCGCCTCAGCGAACATCGCCTTTATATCATCGTTCATCATAAATTATTACCTCTCTTTCTATTCAATTTCGTCTAATATTTGGGTTATCCAAGAAAAGGCAAACTCTGCTAACTTTTTCAACTCTTTAGTATCTTCACTTGAATTTTTTATAGTTTGACCAAATTTAGTTGCTTCAGGCATAGATTTAAATATTTTGAGAGTTGTGATTAAATTATTATAAAAGAATTGATCTTCATCTGAAAGCATCTTTTTCATTTTCTCCATATCAATACCTTCAGGTTTCCATTCTTCCATTTTAGAATTGTCTTCTTTGGGTTCTGGCTCTCCATCATAATCCTTGTTAGCCATATCAACTTCTTCTTTTTCCTCTTCTATGATTTCCTGAACTTTTTCTTTTATTTCATCGTCACTCATATTTTCCTTGTCTAGCTTTTGTATTTTTTCAGTTATCTCTGGTAACCTATTTTTTATTGCTCTAGCCTCACGCTCAGAAATATACATTGGTACCCCACTAGCTTCATCAAGTTCTTCAATCACAGTCGCTTGATTGATTAATTGATAAGATCTTGTTCTAGAAAAATTAAATTCATTTTCTATATATTCAGTCCAGGATTTATAACCCATAGCCACCCAAGCTTTGTCATCATGGGCTCTTTTAAGTAATACATATAAAGCAGTTGTAGTTGACTTTATATCTTGAGTTAACTTAACCGCCTCATCTTTTGACATAATTACTTCAACATCTTTATTTTTATCAATTTCAATAACTTCAGTATTCAAAATAATCCTCCTTTTCATCAACTTTGTTATAATATCAAAAAAAAGGATTCTTTAAATGAAAAGAACCCTTTTATATCAAGATAGGATATGCTAGTAAAAAAAATAAAAAGGGAGCAAGCATAAATGGGCCTACAGGTTCACCTTTGTTTGTCTTGTTATATTCTTTAACAAAATCCTTTTTAATATGTTGCATAGACATCATTTCATACATCTTATTTTTAATTCCTGTGAATTTTTGTTTTTTAATTATGGCATTTGTCTTTCTTTTAATATATATCCATCTTTTTATATACATATATAACGCTATTAATAATAAAGTTGCTATAAACATATAAAGAGCAATATATCCATTTAGAGATAAAGCATAAGGAATAGAAACAGCCATAGCTCTTACATCTGATGCACCGATAGAACTCAATATAAATATTAGAATCAATAAGATTGTAAAACCTAATACTATATACAAGTTCGCTCTAAATTCCTCAATAGTGAATATATTATAAATAGTCAGTACATACATAGATAAATATCCTACCCTTAATATATTTCTATTAATTAAGAGTATTCTCAAATCCGTCATGAAACTTTGAATTGTAATATAAGCAACTATAGTTGTAGCAAAAGGGACAATATTTTGACCAAGGTTTTTATCTAAGTTAGCTTTGCTTATCAATAAGAAAGATATTAACCCACCTAAAACTGCAGCTAAATTGGAACAAATTATAACATTGTTCCAATTGTAGCCTTTCTTAACATATGCTTCCTTAGTTTCATTAGGAAGTAATTCACCTAAATTCAACATTACAATTCCAATCAATATTCCTATTGCATTAGTCATAATTATCCCACCATTCTTGTAGCTAACAATGATGTTTTATCATCATCAGAGCCATCAGCCTGCAAAGATACTATTCTAACAACCCCTGGACTTCCATCAGTCAAATCTCCTAATTCTAATCTTAAAGGTCCATTATTAGCTGGATTTATAGCTTTTAATATAACACTAGTAGCAAAGGAAGCCGTTCCAGGTGAATTTAATTCACCTTCTGTTACATTAACATCAATATAGTCTCCATATCTATTTGATACTCTTAGAACATCTTCCTCTGTGAAGTCAATGTCAATCGTTTCATCCTTCGGAGACAATTTATCCACAATTTCTATAGCAGACTTAAGTTCATCCTTGTCAACTACAACTACATTATCTTTTTGTGTTATAGCCTCAATTTGTCTTGTATCTAGAGGTTCCATATTGATAACCCCTACTAATGAAAGTGTATTATTTTCATCTATATATCCAAACATTGTATCAGAACCAACGATTGTCAATGTTTCACCTGTTGAAAATGTTGACGATAATAAATTAACTTCTGAATGTCTTATTAAGACATCCTTTTTATTTTCTAAATTTATTTTTGAACACTCAATTTTTTTAGAACCTAAGGCATAAGAATCAGTAGCAGACAATTTAACCAATTCTTCATTAATATTGAAGTGCATACAGCTAATTTGATGTTCTTGAGTTGACGGGTCAGTTGACACAATTTTTATTAAGTCTTTAATAACTGTCATTAATTCATTAGCATCAACAGTGATATACTCTTCAACTTTTGGCACTGAAGCTAAAGGTGTTTGACTCAATACAGGCAATTTATATTTACTTGCAACTGTTCTAATAGTAAAACTCCTTGTGCTATCATTAATTTCAAATGATACATCGACTGGGGCACTTGGTAATATAGAAATCAATTGCTTTAGCTTCACTCCATCTACATGATAAACTGTCGGTTCTTCAGGGTCTAATTCAATTGAATGCGCTTTGAGTTCACCTTTGAAAAATGAAGATCTACTTCTAGAAGTGACTATCAATTCATCTTTACCAAGTTCAAAAGCTACATAAGAATTATCTTCCTTACTATCAAAGCCCTTGATTACAGTATTTAATATATTACTAAATTCATTTCCTTTAACCTTAAATTTCATATATCATTCTCTCCTTTATAATCTATTAAATAATTCAGGATGTTTGTCATAAATCTTATTCAACTCTTCATAATCCCTTTGGGTATCCATAGCAGCCCAGAATCCTGGGTGAATGTGAGCACTTATTTGACCTTTTGCTTGTAATCTTGGCATTGTATCTTTAGAAAAATCATCATCATTTTCATCAATGCTTTTTACAACATCTGGACTTAAAATCATAAATCCACCATTTATAAATTCATCTTTAGACATTGACTTTTCAACAAAAGTAGTAATTTTATTGTTGTTATCAGGATCTATCTTTAATATCCCAAATCTTTCTTGAAATCTTACAGCTGTCAATGTCATTTTGTGCCCACTTTGATAAAATGTTTTAGTCACATCTGCTAAATTAACATCGGAAACACTATCTCCATAAGTCATATAAAATGGTACATCTTCATCTTCAAAATATTCTACAGCCTTTTTGATTCTTTGTGCTGTACCAGTGCTATAACCAGTATCTGCTATCGTCAATGTCTTTAGACCACCAGGCAAATGAGGCGTATGCCCATTAAATCCATCTTCTGAAAATGTTACAGAACCTTGGTATTTGTACCTATCACTCATAAAATATTCCTTGATAAGATCTACTTTGTACCCACCAGCTACTACTATATGTTCTACACCATAATAAGCTAAATGATTGATTATGTGAACTAAAATAGGTACATTACCAATCTCAATTAAGGGTTTTGGTATTTTCTTCGTTTGCTCAGCTAATCTCGTTCCCTTCCCGCCTGCTAAAATTACAGCGTGCTTAATTGTTTTCATTAAAATCCTCCTTTCAGTTTTTAATGTTATATACTGTTAAAAGCCTCTTTTATTTGCTTCATAGTATATTTGAACATATCTTCATTGTTTATAGATTTATTATACCATTTAGCTACAGACCTTACTACTGAATCGTTTGTGGGAAATGCTGGTTTCCAACCAACTGACTTTATTTTTTCATTGTTTAATGCTAAATAATCACTTTCTTTACCTATTGACTTGCCAGTATTTTCCCATTTGAAATCTAAATATTCTTGCATTTTTGTAACTAACTCATGAGTTTCCATTGTTTGTGAAATATCGGGCCCAACGTTGTATTCACCTTGATAACTTGAGTTTTCTCTTTGTAACATCCCTATTAATAAATATGCTGATAAAGCGTCAAATACGTGTTGATAAGGGCGAACAGAATGTGGGCTCCGTATTTCTACAAGCCTATTGTCCTTAATTGCCCTAATAATATCTGGAATAATTCTATTTGGAGCCATGTCTCCACCACCTATTACATTTCCTGCTCTAATAGTAGATATATAATGATGAGATTTTAAGGCTTCTCTGTAACAAGTACTTATCATATCTGAACAGGTTTTACTTAAAGAATAAGGGTCAAATCCAAACATTTCATCATCCTCTTTTAAAGGCCTATCTAGTTCTTTATAAACTTTGTCAGTGGTAACATTTACAACTGATACCCTTTTACAACTAATACAATCTTTATCTAATTTTACACCCCTACCTTCTATTAAATCCTCTTTGCTAGCTAGTAATCTAAGTCCTCTTATTACTTCATGTAACACGACAGTTCCCATTATATTTGTGTGAAATGTATTAAAAGGATCTTTGTAACCTTCAGATACTATTGGTTGGGCTGCCATATGAAAAATATAATCTGGATTTGCGTTGATTAAGCTGGTGATTAACTCAGAATCCTCGGCGTTATCAGTTATGTCTCCTATAGTCACGGTGGCTACTTCATCTATTTTAGCTTTATAAAATATTCCATCTTCTTGTTCAGGTGCCAATCCAATTCCATGGACATTTGCACCCAATTCTTTCAACATAAGGGCTAACCAGCCCCCCTTAAATCCAGTTATTCCAGTAATATACACATTTTTATTCTTATACGCTTTAATAAGTTTTTGCTTGTTCATTATTTATCTTCTCCTCTTCGTCAGTTGTTAATGATATAAATGCACTTTTTTTAATCAATCTTGAATTTAATTCACGTTCAGATGTAACCAAAGGTATAAACACTTTTTTCTCCCTTTCTTTTTCATCAGTAGTATAAGTTATTATTACTAATTTATCATTATTTCTAGTGAACTCTAAAAGCTCCCTCCAAAATTGATCTTCACCCTTGCTAGCTAACAATGTTAATGCTTTCGAACCACCTTCAATCAATAACACTTTTGCTTTAGGATCAAAGAAATATTCTTTCCATTTTCTAGCATTAAACATACCATTTATATTATTATACCCATCTAATAAACTTGTTGTTTTAATTTCAGAAGGAGTCACTTGTCCTACTTGCAATAAGGCGTGAATAATTGCGTAAGATACAAAGGTTGACTTTGTTGGCTCAGAGGCGTTAATGATAATTTGTTTATAATAAGGGGGTTTCAATTGAATTTTTTTAATTTTATCAATAGTTAATTGGTGTAAATTTTTGGGTAATGCAATCTTTAATATTTCAGGCAAACAACTTCTCCACTTTTCTATATTTGACTGAATTATTCTCTTTTTAGCTTCGTTAGCTGTTTTCTCAGATAACTCAAGTTGTCTTTTTTGATAATCTAATAAACCTCTTCTATTTTTTGGATTATTATTGGGCTTCACTTTTCATCACCTATCCTATTCGTCAAATTTTCCCTCGATTTTATTTTGTGCTATATAATCTAATAGTTCTTGCTCTTCCTGAGAAATCTTATTCTCTTTATTATTTAATTTCTGTTTAGCTTTATTATATTTTTGTTTTTCTAATTTAATTTCCTTTGTTAACTTGCCTTCGTCATATTTCATTCCATACTTCAATATTACGCTTGGTATCAACATTTGCCTGTGGCGAACAATTACATATATAACCCCTTCGTATTTTTCTTCGGGCCAACCTCCATCAATTACATATTTCTTGTATCCATTTTTAATATGTGCAAGGGCAATTGATAGGTCAGCATTTATATAGTTAGTTAAGTATCCTTTGTTAACTCCAACGAAATCATGGTCATGAAGCATAGAAATGAATTTAGTAGACTTGACTTCATCTTTGTCCACTATGTTTACTTCAAATAATTTAGGCATTTTGTCCATACTTATACCCCTCAATCTCCTTTAATTTTTTATCAATCAATGAAATTATATATTCTCTATCTTTATAATTATTTTTGAGGTCTAAATTATCAATGTTTACTTTTAATATAGGGGATAAATCATAGTTATTAAAGTATTCTTGGTATTCTTTATTTAATCTAGACCAATAATCTCTTTCAACCTCTTGTTCATAAATTCTGCCCCTTTGAGATATTTGTTTAATTGCCTTTTCAGTGCTAATATCTAAATAAATTAATAACTTAGGCTTTTTAAT